GTACGGCGGGACCTTCTCGGGGACTACCAGGCGACACTGTGCCCAGGCGTCAGTCGGCGCGTTCGGCGTCGGCGTCCCGGTCATACCCCAACAGGACCGCTTCGTCCCCTGGCGGTTGACCACGCGGTTGATCGCTTTCCAGCGGTCGGTGCTGGCGTTTCGCGCCGCCTGTGCGATCTCGTCGACGATCACGATGTCAATGTCCGGCCGGTTCTTCAGCTCAGGCTCGATGATCTTCACGCCGTCGTGATTCACGATGTAGACGTCCACGTCCTGCTGGAGCAACTTCAGGCGCTTCTGCTTGGTCCCGTGAAGCACGGCGCACTCCAGGTGAGGGAAGTGCTGGAAAATCTCGTCGGCCCACGTCCGCTCCAGCGTGGAGAGGGGGGAAACCACCAGGGCCTTCCGGGCCTTGCCTGTGCTCCGCAGGTAGTCGTAAGCCCAGAGCGACGCCAGGGACTTGCCGGTGCCCAGCTCGGAGAGGTTGAAGGCCCGGGGGTACATTGACAGGAAAGACGCGGCCTCTTCCTGCGCCTTGAACGGTTTGAACCGGCCGGGCCAGTCGTAGTAGGTCCGGATCGGCGCCGGCGCGTTGTAGCCCATGGCGCGCAGAACACGGGTTTCGTCAGCCTTGTGAGGAACTGCCACGTAAGGCACTCCCCGCACCTTGAACGCCTTCGATGTCGGGATCGTGTTCAGTATGCGCTCGGGGCTACGCGACTTCAGTATCAGGGCCTTTTTCTTGGACCACACCAGCATATGCTTCTCCGTTTTTGTTATTGTTGGCTTTGGCAGCAGCTTCACCCGCGAGCGAAGCATACGCTGCGGCGTCGACGTGGTTGTCCAGCCGGAACTCCCCTTGGTTGCTTCGGACCATCTTGAGCAGTTCCATGAACTGCCACCCCTGGGTCTCGGTGATGTAAACCCCGGTAACATGCTCGAAAGCCGCCACGGCGGCGGCCATGCTCCGTTCTCCTGCGGGTTTGTCGTACGTTTCGGCGCGGTCGAACATTTCGCGTGCTGCGTTGTCCAGGATTTCCGAGGCTGAAGGCGGGGCTGGGACTGTGCCGAGCGTCTCCCTCCAGTTGGGGCTGCCGATCTTCTCGATGAGGTTTTCCACGAAACCGACGTCTACGTCGCAGGCCGCCGCGATAGAGTAAACGGAGGCTTTTCTGTTACGCAGCATGTGCTGCCAGACGCGTTCTTCCTTCGGTGTCATGGCGGTTCACCCCTCGATCTTGTCGGCCGCGAACTGGCCTGCCAGTAGACCGGGAAGCTCGTCCAGGGATGCCACGAACAGCCGACTGGGTTGTCGGCCCAGGCCGGTCCTCATGCACACCAGGTACCCGTTGTCGATCTCGTCGACCTCCAGAGTGACGACCGGTCTTTTCTCTTCTGTGCTCTCTGCTGGCATGGTTTTCACCCCTCCGAGGGTTTGAATGGTGTTTCTGATGGTGGTGTTGAGGTGGTCTGCGGTGACGGTGTCGGTTTGAAGGTGTTCGCTCCACTCTCTCCACCGTGCGTCGGTTGTTGTCTTGGGATAGTACATGGCCGGCTCCTTCTGTCCGGGGTCACTTCTTTCGGGGCGGCCCGTAGCCCCTGCCCTTGCCGTACTTCGACTTTCCGGGGGGCTTGCCGTCTTTTCGGGTTCGGTCCCACCCGCCTCCTTGGCAGACGACGCGTGAACACCGGTATTCCGACCTTGGAAGAAAAATAAAGGCATCACTTCTTCCCTTTCGTGTACATCTCGGGGTTTTTCCCGCGCCAGCCCCGGTTCTTCTTCCGGGTCGTCACCTTGGTGTTCGACTTGTCGGTGCTGCCGCCCTTGTCGAGGGGCTTCACGTGGTGGACGTCCTTGCCGTCGCCCCTACTGGCGCGGCCGTCCGCGATGGCCTGCCTGCGGGCCTTGTTCTGGGCCACGCGCTTTTTCTGGACGCTTGGCTTGCGGTTGTACGCAGCCTTTGTCCTAAGCTCCTTGTCCGAGGATTTCGGCATACTCCACTCCTTCCTCAATGAGCCTGATGGCTTCTTTCACCTGGTCCACGTGATCTACCACAAGTGCTAACCCGTAAGCACTATTTATCCCGTTGATTTCCCGCTCCTGGTTTGGCGTCACGTTCTTCCGTTTGCCGGGTGCCTTCGTCTCGAAGGCCAGGAACCGGCCATGCCAGCACACCAGGATGTCCGGGCAGCCGACGCGGCCCATGCCGTTGGAAACGGGCATGTAGTACCACGCGTCGATGGACTTGAGGTACTCTTTGACGGCTTTCTTTACCGCCGCCTCCGGCGTCATCCCCATGTTCAGCTCCCCGGTACGTTGACGTCGCCGAACAGGGCGACGTAGATTTCCAGGCGGTGAGCCAGTTCGTTCTCGACCGGGGTCACTTCGTCCAGACCGGTCACGTACTCGACCAACTGCTCGTCCGTCAGCGCCCCGACGTCGACAGTGTTTCGCTTGTGGTTGTCGCCCCCATCCACTTTCCGTCTCCTTGTCTTATTCTCCGCAGAACTCGCATAGACTTTTCCCAACCGGACACCACTCGCGGCACAGGCCGCTGGGCCGTGGCGTCCACTTGTCCTCAGCGTAGGCGTGCGCCAGTCTGGACAGACGGGGGTGAAACTCGCCCCATATCTCTGTCAGCTGTTCACGCGTGAACACCTCTTTGTCGAACTCCTTGGGTTTCAGCCAAATGAAACCCGTCGTGACCTTGTCGACCCAGGGGAAGCTGGCGAAGGCCAGAGCCGCGAACAGCTTCAGCTGGTCGGAGTCCGGCTTGCGCTTGCCGGTTTTCCAGTCGAGCAGGTAGGCTTTCTCGGAGCCGACCACGCCGATGTCGATGACCCCGCGAACCCAGACGTCCTTGGCGAACCACTTTGTCGGGCGCAGGTTCCGGTCGAGCGCGACTTTCTTCTCGACAACGCGCTTGCCCTCATAGGACCACAGCTTGTCCACGTACTTCTGGAAGCTCTTGAGTTCGGCCGGCAGCGGCTTCTCGCCCTTTGCGTACAGCTCCAGGGCCTTGTGGACCTGGTTCCCCCATATTGTGGCCTGGGTCTGCGGCTCCTGCACCTTTTTTGCGACACGCGTCAGGTAGAAGCGCCTCGGGCACGTCTCGAACGCAGTCAGCGCCGAATAACTCCACGGTTTTTTCAGTTCCACGGCGGTATTTCTCCTCTGCTGATTTCCGTGTCTATCTCGTCCCAGAACTCCTCGAGAAGCTCGGCGCGCTCTTCGACACTCAGCCGGTTGTTCTCGGTTTTCTCCCGGCGCTCGGCCAAAAAGTCCAGTCTCCGCTTAGCCCAGTGGTGTTCCAGCTTCGCGATCCATTGGAGGCGCTGGTGGAACTCCGCCCTGCCGTACAACTCTTCCGCCTTGGCGACCGCTCGCTCGGCTCTCTCCCGCCTGGACTGCTGCACGCTGCGGGACATGATCTTGCGGTAGAACCTCTGAACGCGGTCCCACCCCTTGGAGTCTCGCGGCAGGGAGTCTCTCACGCCACGGACGTACTCCACGAAACCGTCCAGGTTATCGGCGTAGGCGTCCACCAGGGGCTTCAGGAACAGATGTTCCGCCGGGAGGAAAAATCCGGTCGGGTTTTCGGCGTAGCTTTGCATGTACTTGTCCGCAGTTGACAGCCAGTGGGTGGCGGTGTCCGGGCTTTCCAGCAAGACTTCGGTTGTCTCTCGAAGCCTCGGGCCGTTCCGTGTGTTTGCAGTTGACTCGGCGAGCATTAGAACATCTCCGTGGGCATGTGGCAACACGTTTGCACCTGCAAAGTTCAGCACGCGCGAACGCTCACGGACGAATATTGGCTCCCAAAAGAAAACATTCAAGTACATATGAGTCCCTATGCACAAAAGCGTAGCTACTTTGCGCCGCCGTAGGTGTCGGCGATGTCTCCCTCGCTCCAGGTCACAAGCTCCGGCCACCAGTCCGGCGGGGTGCGCATCTTGGCTTGCACAACGCTCAGCAGCCAGTCAGCTTCGCTTTCCGGCACCACGTAAACAAGCTCGTCGTGGACCGTGAGCGCCGGGCGGTAGCCGGTCTCCTTCTGAACAGCCAGTGCGTTGTCGGCGATGACCTGGCGCGCGAGGTTCTGTACAATGTTTTCCGTGGATTTAGGCCCATATATCCGGGCCTTGCTCCGACCGTGCCCGTACACGTACTCCATGCGCCCATCGTCTTTCTGCTCCTGGCGCAAATCAGGGTATCGGATGATCCCCCTCGGCGTCTTCAAGCCCTCGGGAACAGGGCGCACCAGCCCCCACGGGTCGACCGGGGCGCCCTCGGCGCCGCGCATGATCGTGGCAAGGGCCTTGTGGCAGGCTCGCCACCCGCGCACGATCTCGATGTACTTGCGGCGCCACAACTCGACGACCTCCTGCGCCTCGCGCAGGTCCATGTCCACGCCGCCCATGAGCTTGGCGACTTTCTGGAATGTCGGCGGCCCCGCCCCGAAACCGAGACCCAGCTGGGCGACCTTGCCGATCCGGCGCTGGGGTTTGCTCACGTCCTCGAACGCCACGTCGTACAGGTCCGAAGCGAAGTCCTTGTACAGGTCCGCCTCGGCCGGGTCTTCGTTGTAGAGGTGCATACTTGTAGGCACTTGCCAGAGGAAATGGTTGACCCTCAGCTCGATGCCGGACAGGTCCGCCACGACGACCTTGTGCCCCTCGGGGGCGCGCAGCGAATTGCGCAACGCGTCCGAGGGCTTGGGGTCAGCCGGGTCCACGCGGGGGAGGTTCTGCGGGTTGTAGCCCCAACCGGACCACCGCCCCGTCGTATCCGCGCCGTAGTATTTCAGTGGGATCGGCACCTTCTGTTGGGGGTGCGCCTCGGCGGCGTCGATGAACGCGTTGATCCGGGTTTGCAGGAGTGTACTCTTGGCGTCGAGGCGCGCAGAGGCGGCCTCCGCCACCATCTCGTCCTTGTG